GAACATCACGCGCACGGGCGGCAAATTCGCTTCGACAAGGGCCGCGAAGCCGTATTTCGCGGCGTAGGTGGCGACGAGGGTTTGGACTAACGCGGTCGCGGACCCGCCCGTCCACGTCAGGAACGGACGCGCGTCGTCGGCGCGCCACGTGTCGTCGATCGCGTCACACGCCCACGCCAACAGGTTTTTGGACGGCCGCCCGTTGAACGACAACGCCGCCCGTTGAATCGGCCCCGCGAACACGACCGCCGGTCGCGGGTCCATCCCGACGACGACGCGCAACCGCGTGCCGACCGTGGGTTGTGTTTCGAGGGTGATCGTCGCGGTCGACGGCGCGTCGTCGATCGGGTCGTGCACCGTCAACGATCCGATACGCCACCGGACCGCGTTGCCGCCGACGGTCACCGTGACTTTGGACGCGCGGGTGATGCGGAGATGGCGATCGGGAATGGCGTTGAGGCGAAACGCGTTGAGTCGACCCACCCCGAGGATCGCGGTCCGGGTCGGGGACAGCATTACACCCGCCGCGCGCCGGTGACCGATCGCCCGATCAGGTCCGACACCCGCCGCGCAAGGTTGCTTTCGGTATCGACTAAGTGGAAGGTGTTATTGATGACGATCCCACCACCGTTCGGGAGAATCGATCCACTCGAGGACGGCACGAACAGTTCTGGCCCCGCTTCCCCGACGATGTACGGTGACCCGGCGGCGACCGGTCCGCCCGCCGCGCGACGCGGCGCCATGAACCCGGATCCACTGCCCAACAGTTGCCCCACCGTGTAGCCACCACGGCTCGACCCCGGCGAGAGCGCGTCGCTGGTCGCGCCCGCGTACGCCGCGTTCGCCGCCTGGATCCCCATGTTGCGATTGTATTGGTCGGCCAACGCGATCGCGGACGCCAACGCGGCGTCGGTTTTCTGTTTGGTCGCGTCGAGGGCCGTATTGACCTTTTGCACCCCGGCGGCGGCGGTGTCCCCGGCGGCGGCGAACCCGGCGCCAAACTGGTTCGCGGCGAGCTGCGCCGCATCGGCGGCGTCGCGCGCCTTTTGGATCGTCCCGTCCGACCAGACCCCAACCTGCGTCAACGCGTATTGATAGAACCGCTGTGCGGCGTCGGCGGTGTCCTGTAACCCTTGGCGCGTTTCCTTCTGGGTCGTATCGTTGACCGCTTTCCAGTCCACCAGGAACTTCTGCTGTTTCTCGTAATACAACGCGCCTAACGCGTCGTAAAACTCCCCGGTAGCCTTCCCGGCCGCTTCGGCGGCGGCGACTTGGTCGTTGTACCACTTATCTAAATTCGCCTGCTCTTGTTGGAGCGCAGTCGCGCCGTGCGACGCGCGTTCGGCATAATAGGCGTCCCACAGGTCGGTGGTCGCTTTCAAGGCTTCCTTTTGCAGCTTCAATTGCTCCGTACTGTCGGCGACCGCTTTGCCCATCGCGGCCACTTGTGTCGCGGTGACACCCCACCCGCTGAGATACCGCCGCACCGATTCCGCCGAGACGCCCGCGCGTAACAAGTCCTCGCCGAGACTCACGACGCCCTGATCCATTCCGGCGAGGGTGCCTTTCCACCCGTCGCCCGCCGACATCACTTCGGCCACGGCGGCGTTGAATTTGTCGTTTTCGTCGTTGAATTTTTTCAGGGATTCCGTCGCGGCGTCGGTCTCTTTCCGCCACCTGGCGTACTGGTCGGCGCTCACGCCGATCCCGGCGGCGTTTTTTACGGTCGCGAGTCCCACCTTGTCGAGGGCGGCTAGTTGCGACGCTTGCCACTCCGTGATCGTTTTCGCGGAGTCCTTGTACACCCCCGCGATGAACGCTTCGTGCTGTTCCTGTTCGGTTAACTGTTTCGTGCGCGCCGTCCCGGCGGCGGTCGCGCCGCCCGTCGCTTTCGCGTTCGCGTTCGCCTGTGTGTTGAGGTCGTCAAGGACGCGGGTCAGTGCCATCCCGCCGCCCGCCGCTTCGGCCATTTTGGAAATTAACGCCGACATGACCGGGTTGCCTTGCGCTAGGACGTTGACGAAGTACCCGCCTTTCGCCGCCAACGCGTCGAGGGTCATGGCTCCGAAAATTTTCCCCGCGTCGCCGCCTTTTTGAAACGCGCCGACAAGCACGTTGACACCTTGCGCCACCGGGCCAATCGTGTTCGCGGTGAGGTTGGCGAGATTCGTTTCTGTATCTTTAATCGCGCGGTTGTACTCCGCCAACGCTTTCACGTTTTCGGTTTCAACGACCGTGTTGTGTTCGCGCCACTTCGTGATTAACCCGTCGATGTCGTCGGCGGCGCCCGACATCGCCATTCCCAACTTGGCGCCGAACAGTTCGGCGGCGGCGGTGTCGCGGAGTCCGCCTTGCAGCGTCGACAATCCCTTTTCGATCGCAATGAACAGGTCCGCGCCGTCTTTGTTTTTGATGGCGTCTAGCGACATCCCCAGCAAATGCACTGCAGACGCGACCGACGTGTCGTCGCCCGCCGCGCGCCGACTCAGCGTATACAGCGAACGGCCGAGGGTGTCCGCGTCGACGCCGGATCCCGACATAACGCCCGCCAACGCTTGCAAGTCGCCCGCGCTAATCTGGACTTGCTTGGAGAGGTTATCTAACGCTTCCGCGCCGTCGAGAATCTGATTCACGTACTCGCGGGCGAACCGCACGGCGGACAACGCGAGAAACCCCTGCGTCACGCTCACCAGCGACGTGTACCAATTCTGCGTTTCGCTGGTGACATCCTTCGTGGTCGCGGCGATCGTTTTCAGATTGTCCGGCACCTTGTCGGTCATGGTGCCCAACTGGCCAGCGACCTTCTCCGCGTCGGCGGCGAACCCTTTTAACTGGGTTTGCGCGTCGCCCACAGCGGCCTTGTATTGGCTGAAATCCGCCTCAAAGTCCTGTACGATCGCCATGGATTAACTCTAGGAGTATCGCGTAATCGTCGGGGTCAAGCTCGCGGACCCACTCGACGCGCCAGCCGATCCGAATCGCCAGTGCTAAGTCTGACCGGCGGTCGGCGTCGGATCCTCTTTTTTTTCCTCCAGTCGCGCCGCGACCTGTCGCGCTTCGTGGCGGTCAATCGCGCCGCGCAGCTCGGTCATGTCGGGCGGTTCCAGATTGTCGAGGATCGTAAATTTGTCGAGCAGCGCCGCGCCGCGTATCGGGGGCCACTGCTCAAACGTCCAATCCACCAGATACCCGGCGGTTTTCATTTGCGCGTATTTCGTCGGGTCGAACACTAACACCGTCGACCCGTCCTCTTCCTTCGTCACGGTGTCGTGGCAGGCGCGGAACACGGCGCGGGATTCGCCCTGATTCAACACGCGTCGAACCGTCACGGTCGCGCCGTTGCTGAGGGTTAACACGTCGGTGTGGGGTTGGACGAATTGAAAACGCGCCATGTTATCCGCCGGGTTGGCCGAGGGTCGCGGTTAAGTGCGTCGCGTCCGTCATCTGACACGACACCACCGGGAAACACAAATCGCCCCCCTTCCGCGGCGCGGTAAAGCGGACCGATCGCTGTTGGAGCTTGAACGTGTCGGCGGACTTCACGACCGCCGACAGGATCCACGCGCCGGGAGTCTGCTGAATCGTCCACGAGGTAAGACTCGCGGCGGTGAAGTATCCCCACACGATGGCCCCCTCCCCGCCGCGTAACGTCAAGGACTCGAACATGCGTTACGGCGCGACGCCCGCCACCCACCCGGTCCCGTTCCAATACGCCGTGGAGCCGTCGGCCAGGACGATCCGTTGCCCGGTACTCCAGGCGGTCGCCGGTGAGGCGGTGACCCCGGACAACGCCGCCAGATTTCGCGGCGCCGACGCGCCCGCCGGGGTGAATGTGCCGTTGCCGGTCCCCGGACCCGCGCCCGTGGCGACGACTGCCCCCGGCACCTGCCACGACCCCGCCGCCTTGAACGTCCCCGTCACCTTCGGCGAATTCAGGGAACAATCGATCGACGCGTCGAGGTACGCCAACCCTTGCCAGAAGAACGTGGATTCGGTCGTGTTCGGGGTCAACTGCAACGTGCCGGGGACGCCCGACACCGCCGCCTTGAAGAGCGCCAGCTCGGTCGAATTCCAGAACCCGGCGAAACTTCCGGCCACATCCATAAAGCCCGGCGACCAAACCTTGTTGGAATCACCCCAACAGGTGACATCCTCGAAATCGGTTTTGTTATCGAGGGTCCATTTATTCAGGGACGCGATTTGGACTAACGTCGCGCCGCCCGCCGGATCCCACGACACTTTCCCGTTGCGGCCATTCTTAATCGACATTCGTTACTCCTTAGTCGGGCCACGCGCACTCTACCCGGTAGTACCCGCCGTAGTGATGCCACGACAGGGATTTGTCGACTTCGTCGACGACCGAATCCGCCAACCGTTCGTCACGGACGCAATCGATCGACGCGTACCCGGTCGGCGTCGCGATCGGGGTGTCGCCGTCTAACACGTTGTCGATGCGTTCGGCGGCGTCTTTCATCGCGCCGAGCGACGTGTCCGTCGAGAGTCCGACCGCTTGCGCGATATACCGCACCGATTCCAGGCGGCGGTGTTGAAACACCCCGTCGTCGGTCGACTGGTCGACGGTGACCAACACGAACACGCGCAATCCCGGCGGCGGGATCCCGAACCACACCCCGCCGGGGACCAATCCCGCCAACGTCGCGTCGGCTTTGAGCGCGTCGAGGATGACCCGATCGATCTGGCTGGAATCGGGGTTAGACACGGGGCGCCTTTTTCACCGGGAGGTCCGCGAGTTCGGCGCGCATGGCCCGAACTTCGATCGGGGCAATGCGACTGAACACGTGTCCGTGGGGCTTTGGCCCTTTCGTCGTCGCGCCGCCGGTCTCGAAAATCTTGGCGTACACCACGTCGTTGCGGAGCGTCCATCGCGGGGGCAGGTCCGTCGATCGGTCCGTCAGGGTCAACCCGCGTTGCAACCGCCCGGTGACGACCGGGTAC